TCTTACAAAATCCGTGACGCTTCTCCGCGAAAGGAATGTGGTCAATGATCAGGTCTCTACTTCTGATGCTGCCGCTTTGTGCTCTGATTTCGGGCTGTCAGACGCCGACGCCACAGAATGCATGCGACGGTTGGCAGAAGCTACAGCCGAGCCTGGCAACGTCGGTAACAATCCTCCAAACGGATCGGCCGTTTGCCAACCAGGTCGCGGCCCACAATAAATTCGGCCAATCGCAGAAATGCTGGTAGCGCGATCATGTTGTCAAAATCGGCAAGCCTTATTTTCTTCCTGCTCTTGGCCGGCACCCTCGCATGCGCGATCACTGCCGGCTTGATGTCTATTCCCCACTGAAAGAATCTCCGCATGGCGCCTGCCGACGACAACTACATCCACCAGCAAATAGGCTCTCTCGCTGCAAAGGTCGATATGCTGATCGAGGCGACGCGCCGATCTGAAGAGAAGTCAGACGTGAGTAGGGCCTCTATGCATAGACGCATGGATGAAGTCGTGGACCGGGTTGCCAAGGTCGAGAATACAACGTCTGCCGTTCAGGAGGATGTGAAGGAAATGCGGCCCGTGACCGATGATGTGAAGCGATGGAAGCTCATGGGTCTTGGCGCGCTCGGTATGATCGGGATCGCCGGCATGGCGCTGGGGGTGTCATTTGCTGATGCGCTTAAGAGGATTGCTGCAATTGTTCTCGGAAGGTAAGACCGACCATTTCAAATTTGATAATGATATCAATGGGACGATATCTGGTCCCACCCATCTCTAAGTCGTTGATTTTGGCCAAATCTCGTATAACTGCAGGGGTCGCCATCTATTTTTTAACTATTTGATTTTGCTTCTTTAATCGACGCATTCCCCTCATTGGATTGGGATTGAGGGGTTAGGATGTTCTCGTTCAGTTTCGCGGCGCCCGACATGGCGAGGCGCTTTTTGTCGGCTTTCTTGGTGTAAAGATTTGCCATCGCGTCGCTGCGCCAGCCGAATCTCGCCTTCAGTTCGCTATTGCTGTTACCGCTTTCAGCTAGGATTTGGGCTAGGGTTTTACGCAGGCCGTGCGCTCTCCCATCTATTTTTGCCTCGCTGCAGACATCTCCAAACCAGTTGCCAAAAGATGCAGCGCTCTTGAAGGGGCGCTTATGGATCGGCGTCACCAGATAGGCCAGATGGGTTGTTCTGACCTCGTTGAGAATTTTTTGCAGAGTCGGGTGGATCGGAATGAATAGTGGTTCGCTATTTTTTGTGGCGCGAAACTCAATGATACCATTCCGGACATGCTGCGGCCCGATCTTGTAGATATCCGAACGTCTCAATCCGGTAAAAAGCAAGAGATCCATTGCAAGCCGGGCTTGGGTCCCTTCGGCGTAAACCTCGTAAAATCTTTGGATGTCATCCGGCTCCCATGGCTTGAAACCGTCTGTGGAAACCTTCGGCTTCTTTACTCCGATGACCGGGTTTTCTTTAACGTGCCCGGCGTCAACGGCCCAATCAAATAGATAGCCCATCATCTTCATGTAAGTGATGGCGGCGAATGGGGTGTGGGCACGACGGTCGCGCCCCGCGGCAATCTCCTTGCGCCCAATGTGCGAGGCGATCATCTTCCCGCCGGTTTTGCAAACGGATTTCAAGACGTTTCGCCGCACATCTTGCGTTGAAGGCTTCAAGCCCTTGAATGCCGCGCTTTCCTGATATTTGTCGACGAGCCATTGCAAAGTATGCCGGCCCGGCTTTGGTTCTGCCTCGCCTTGCGCCATGCATTTGCGATAGGCGGCGGCAAACGCAGCCGATCCCCATTCGCCGGGCAGCCGCGTTCGCTTGCCTTTCCCGATACGGAAATACCAGCGGATGTTTCCGTTCTGATCGATTTCTTTCAGGGTATAGGGATATGTTTTGCGCGGCATGTCTGACATCAGAGATACCCGTTGGAGCTTTCGTCAAGTTCTTTCTGCGTAAAACTTTCTCTATCGCCATTAATGACGACTGCGCCGTTCGGTTCGACGCGGATCGTTTTGACCTCAATGCCGGCTTTGACGACGGCCTTGATGGCGCGCTGGATGGCATCCTGGGTGACCGGAATCGCTCTACGTCCCATTGTGAAACTCGCTTTCAGAGAACCGCTCGCTCATCCCCGCCTCCATGCATCAAATTCACCGCGCAGTTGTTTCCAGCGATCAGCGGCGGTCGGATCGGTGTTAAGTTCGCCCATGGACTGAACCTTGAGCAGCGAGCGGACGCGGACCTTGATGCGCAAGCTGTCGCCGGCGTCTGGCATATCGTGGCATTCGATCAGGAAACGGCGGAAGGCCTGATCATTCTGGCACTTCATTGCGCATTCGGCGGCGAAGTCCTTCGGCTTGGACTGCTGATGCTGCTTGGCAAGTTCTCGATAGGCGCGGGCGCAGCGGTCGAGCAGGTCCAGGAGGAATGCCTGGTTGGCGGCAGCGCTAATCAGAAAGGTTTGTACGGGGAAGCTGATATCTGGTGTAAGTGTCGCCACGCGATCGACGACTCCATCGGCGGGATCTGCGAGGCAGAGGCGCAGTTCAGCGCCATCGCTTTCGATCGACCACTCCTGTCCGATCAAGGCCATATCCTGCCGGATGCGCTCCAGCTTCTGGATTTCCGCCGGCGTCGCCATCATGCCACCTCGCCGATCTGCCACGGACGCCACATGATCGGCTGCTGGTCGCGCGGAATGCGATGTGGGCCACGAGCGGCCGGATGCTTCGGATGGCCGTCCTTGGTCAGACCCAGGCAGATGAGATCGACCATATGCTTACGAGCGCGGTCGCAGAACCATTCGGCACGATCTTCATGATCGCCGTTTGCGCCCCATGCCGCGAGAATTGGCAGGCCGGCATGGCGGGCGAAGCTAAGGGTCCGCTCGATCGTCACGGCATTGTCTGGTCCAAAAGCCGCGCCGGAGACCGCCTTCATCTTGGTCGGCGATGGTGAGCGGTAGGAAAAGAGATTGATGATCAGCAGGCCGCCATAGCCCCAGAGCCTGGCGAAATGGATCAGCGCCAGTACGGTCGGGTCGTTTTTGCGGTGATCGGCCCTCGATGGATTGAGCATGCAGACGACAAGCAGCGGCTTTGTATCGTCCCAGACCCGGCGCAGTTCGGTGCGATAGGTCTGGCAATCCGAAATCACGGCCGACATACGCATCTCAGGAATAGACTTGCCGAAGAGGTCGAGCGTCATGATTTGACCTCGCTGGCGATCACTGCGTCGCGTTCGGCTCTGAGCTTTGCATGCATCGCATCATGATAGCGGTTGCGAAGGTCACGGATCCTCGCGCAGATGAATGGCATGTCGGCGCGGTAGTTTTCGCCATTGCGCACGAACATTTCCGATCCACCGCCCATCTCATTCGTGATTAGCGCTGTGGCCCGTCTGATCCAATCGAGTGCTTCATCTCGTTCGGCGCGAAGGTCAGCAATCTGGGCATTGAGATCGGCAACGATCTTGCTTGCGAAATCGTCGGCTACTCCGTCCTGATGAATCGCAAATATGTTGTCGGGCTCGACGGCGGCCTCGCGACGCGCCTCCTTTTCGGTGTATCGGCCGGCGGCAATCTTCTCTGCGGTATATCCGCACCAATTCTCACGATAGTAGTATCCGCCCTTGCGGATCAGCCATACGCGCTCCTCGTTCATTGAGCGCTCCTTGTTTGAGAGGCATCAAGGCAGGCTCCGCGAATGGCCTCACGCTTGGCGTGCGGCATAGTGGTGATGCCCGCTGGGGAGTATCCGTCGTACATGTATGTCCCATCCGGGGATCGAACCCGGATATAGAACTTGTGGTCCTCGAAGTCGTTGTCGCGCTCGATTTCGATCTCTGCGCCCTTATGAATCCCGCGAAAATAACCACGTCTCTCTTCGAGAATTCGCATGGTTCATATTCCCTTCCATGCGAAGGGTAGCGGGATCGGCTCATTATCTTGCAGCGCCGCTCCGTCGGGTCCGCAATAGCTCGCGCGCTCCGGGCCGCAGCAAACAGCATGTATCAAGCCGCCGCTAGCATCATTAAAGACCGGATCACCCTCCTTGAAGGCCTCATCGCAGGCGATGCAATGTTCGGTATCGTCATCCGAATTTGAAGAATCCGAGGCGCGGTCCAGTCGTTCAATCTCGGCGATGATCAAGGCCGCTGCGCGCACCAAATCGCTGCGTCGGTCCTTCGGTTTGAACCACGCTTTGGCCCATACCCATACTGGAGTGTCTCCTCTGCCGCCGGACACATCATCCTGCTGCCACCAGGGCCATGCATTGTATTGGCGCCCAAATTCAGGTCTTGCCACCGCGAGCCTGATTTCATGGGGAGCGGCATATACGGCGGCGGCCTGCGCCATCTCTCCATCGATGTGTTCGTCGTCGTGCTTCGATGTCCAGCCTTCGGCTTCGATCTGGCGCTTGCGCTCGGCAATCACGTCCATACATGCTTGAGATAACTCGCTCACAGCAATTTCCCTCTCATTCTGGATTGGGCGCAGCCCGGGCAGTAGTGCTGCCAGCCGCCGGCGTGGCGTTCGATGCTCCAGCGGGCGAGCTTGGCGCTCTTGGCTGTGGCTGGGATATCGAAGGGTGCTTCGTTGCGTACGAAGGTCTGCGGGCAGATGTTGCAGGTGATGGTCGTAGTTTTGTTGACCTGGTCAAAGTTCAGCATCGGCCGGCATCCTGCAGGGCGGCGATGTGGGACGTGATGCGGGGCACGGAGATGCGCCGGAGCGTCATGCCGCCATTCATGCCGGCTGTGACTTCGCGGGTGAAGACGATGCGATCCTGCTGGATCTCGACTTCCTTGCGATTGCCGGGCGGCTGGTAGGCGGGACGCGGGCCGTCGATCAGCGGTTGTTTCTTCTTGGCCTCGATCAGGCCGGCCTTGCGCAGTGCATCGCGGACCGAATCCGGATGGCAGTTATAAAGCGCGGCAATCTCGCGGCGTTCCATGCCGTTTTCCAGATGCCGTTTGAGGGTGAACCTGTCGGGAAGTTTAAGGCGCATCAGCGTGACTCCGTGAAATGATCGGGGAGGGGTGGGAAGCCGTTGTGCTCGACACCGTCGAGCAGCCGGCCGGCGATCTTCTTGTCGGCGCGGTGCATAGCGAAGGGCTGGATCAGGCCGGTTGAGCTGGGTTTGTGGCGGGAGCCGTCGATATCGATCCAGTGGGCGTCGTTGCGGGCCATGTCATGGTCGAGATGGCCGTTGGCTTCGCAGGCGACCTGCCAGTTTCCCCACTGCTTGAAGAGGAACGGAATGCCTGCTTCGGCGCACTGGTCTCTCAGCGATCGCGCCCAGTCTGGATGCATCGGGCGTGCGCCGGGTCCGCTTTCGCCACCGGCGACGGCCCAATCCAAACCAGATCTTCCCTTCTCCCAATCGCCAAGCCCGCGTTGGCAATTATAGAGGGGAGGATGCCCCTTCTTGCACCATGCGCAATCGCCCCAGCACTCGGGATCGAGCGCAGTGTCGCCGTGCCACGCGGTAGAGAGGTCGATCAGCCCCAGCAAAGGTTCGGCGCTGATCCAGCGGATAGCAGCCGGCGTATCGAGAAGGAGGGGAATACGCGCCTCCGCGCGCGGCTGGTCTTCTACCGAGACACCAAGCCATACATTCCGGAGTGTTCTGCCAGCGCGTGCACGACGACCGAGAAGGTATCCCTGCATGCGTTCCGGTCGTTTGGTCAGCACCTGGAAGATATGCCATGAGCAGAACGCCATGACCGCAAAGATCTGGTCGAGCTGCTCGTCGGTGACGCCTTCGGCGAAGAGATCGCCGTGGGCGGCAACGAAGATCATGCGCGGGGCTTTCCAGCGAACCGGCTGGTCGAGCCATTGCTCGTTAAAGCGGACTTCGCCGGTCCAGACCGGGCCGGCCTTGCTGTCGCGCGTCAGGCCTTCGCGGCTTGGGTGGTGCTTGAGTCTCGTGCCGGCTAGGCGCATGGCATAGCAATTGGTGCAGCCTGGCGAGACGACAGAGCAGCCGGTGACGATTTGCCATGTGGCGTCGGCCCATTCGATCTTGGTTCCGTCAGCCATGGAGTAGCGCCTTTGACGTTAGATAGAGGATGTAGACGGCGATCCCGCCGCGCAGGGCGGCGGTGTGCAATCTTCCCTCCTGCGCCTTCAGGAGAGCAGACGTGAGCAGCAAGAAGGAAACCAAAGTGCTGAAAGCGGTGATGACGTAGATGGTCGAGTCACCCATAGCTGTGACCCTTCAATTTGCTGCGGCCGCCATCGGGAAGTCCCAAGCTCTTCATCAGATTGCGGCTGTCAGCCCAGCTTGCGTGCCCTGTCCATGCGGCTAGAAACTTCTCCAGCCTCTCATGCTCGCCGACGGCGCGGTAGATTGCGATCTTGCGCCTGGCGCGCACGACGCTGTCACGGCGCAAGAGCTTGTGTGTGGGCCAGATGCGGTAGCCGACGAAGTTCGCGCCGCGCCCGACCGGTTGGATGCTCCATTTGGAAAACCTCAAGCCCAGACGTTCGCGCGACAGATCCTCGATCGATGTCCGCACGCGACGCAGATGATCCAGGGAGCGGCCGAGCACGACGATGTCGTCCATGTAGCGATACCAATAGCGTTCGCCGAGATCCTGCTGCAGGTGACGGTCGACGACGCCGGCGTAGACGTTGGCAAAGATCTGCGAGGTGAGGTTTCCAATCGGAATGCCGATACCGTCGCGAGGCAGCATCGTCTCGATCAGTTGCAACGTGGCGCGGCAGGAAATCTTGGCGTCGATCAGCCGCCAGAGCGCACCGTGCTCGATGCTGGCGAAGTATCGCGAGAAATCCGTCTTCAGGACGTACAGCGGCTCGCCGTCGCGCATCAGCCGGCGCATGTCGGCCTGCACTGCGATCGCGGCCGCATGCGTTCCTTTGCCGGCACGGCAGGCATAGGCGTTTGGAAGAAGGGTTGTTTCGAAGATCGGGCCGATCACGGCGCAGAGTGCGTGCTGGGCGATGCGATCCTCGAATGGTAGCGCAGATATCAGCCGCTCCTTCGGATCGAAGATGCGGAATTCGTGCGGCGTGCCCGGCCTGTACGATCCGTCCCGCATCGCAGCTGCGAGGTCCGTCAGGTTGAGGGCTGAAAATTCCTTGAACTCAAGAAAGCCGGGCGTCAGGCGTTTGCCGAGAGAGGTCATGCGGAAGGCATGGTGCATGTTCTTGTCGGCCGTGATGAGGCCAATCAGGTTTCGAAACTTCTTTCCCAAAGGATCTCTCTCCAGATGCCGGTCGCGGGTTTCGACGGCTGGATCGCCGCTACTCCCCGCTGTACCGGACCTTGCAATGTATTCGCCGAAGCCGGACGGTCGGGCCGACCACCCTGACGCGATCCGCGCAATTGCGGGCGCGCTTGTGGAAGATGGCCGGCGCGGCCTTGACCGTCGCCGCGCCGGAAAAGGGTCGTCGCTGCCAGCGCGGGCAGAGATGTTCTCGTTCGAGTTCTCGTCCCAGTAGTCCAAGTTCGCGTACCGGGAACCGGCATTCGAGCCGTTGATCCACGAGCCGCCGAAGATGGACGGGCGCCATAACGTCATAACCCCGACCTCCCGTTACCCTTCGAAGCCTTGATCCACTGGCCGAGCATCGCGCCCGCTTCAGCGAGGTAGCGCAGAGCCACCGCATGCTGGCGGGGTGAAATAACCTTGCGCTTGGGATCGGCCGCGAAGCGCAACCAGAAACGCAGCGTCGCCAGATTGGCGTCCGCCGCATAGAGCCGCGAAGCCTGCTTCGATTTCGCGGCCTGATAAAGCAGGCCGACCTGGTCGAAGATCAGTCCGATCAGCCGGTCTCGCAGCGTCGTATGGCGGCGCGGGCAATTCTGGATGATCGGATAGAGATAGCTCACAGCGGCCTCGTATTTTTCGACGATCGCCAGATCATGGGCGTTCACATGTTCGTCGCGTGTCATGATTGGCAATCGTCCGTTCCAGAGAAGACCCTGCGCTTTCGCGCAGGCTAAGCAGGCCCCATGTGGTCGCTGCCAGCGCGGGCAGAGAGGAGCCCGAACGAGTCCACGGCCCAGACGCCCAAGAACGCGTACCGGGAACCGGCATTCGAGCCGCCGATCCACGAGCCGCCGAAGACGGACGGGCGCGGGTCGTCGGGGTGACCGTCAGTACCCCATTGCCACATGGTTCCGGTCACATCGAAAAGGCCGCGTTGGCTGATGAAGCGCTCGGCGCCGTCGTCCAGTGCGCCGGTGACGGTGGGTTCCTTGTCGCGAGAGCAACGCTCCTTGACACCGTAGGCGGCGGCAAAGAACTCTTCGGCGCCGAGCAGCCTCTTGTCGTGATGAGCGCAGATTTCCGCAGCGGCGGCGTAGTCGAGCTTCTTGAATTTCCCGCTGCCATCGGGCCGCATGGGAAGGTCGCGTCCATCGGCGATGGTTGCGCCGCACCGGCTTGTGCCGTGCTCATTGTGATCGACAGCAAGCAGGTAGATGTCGGCCCAGAAACGACCACCGACTTTCGTCTCAACCAGCGCCATGCCGCGCGGATCCCGGCAGGCGGGACGAAAGCCGAGATCCCAGAGCGAGAATGGGTTGATCGTCGGGATGGTGTCGCCGCCGGTCTTGCCCTTGGCGCAGCCGCCGGCCGCATAGTGGAAGCCGGCGAACCATCCTTCGTCCAGCGGGTTCGGTGGCCCAAGCAGATCGGCGAAGGGCTTTCCGTCCCGATCGAGGCCAACACCATAGTCCTGGCCGGGCATCAACTCGCCGACCGTGACGGGCGTTTCGACATCAAAGGCATAGGAGTTGCCTTTATACTCGATCGCCGTGCCGGCACGGATGGCGATAGCGCTTCCGCCAGTGGTGACAAGGATGGGAGAGGCGGCGTCGGTGCGCTGGATGCGCGTGTCATTCTGTTTAAGTTCGGCTGTTGCCGTCATGATCTTGTTCCTTTGGAGGAGTTGAGAAATCAGGCCCGCGCTTCCGCGCGAGCTAGGCAGGGTTCACGTGGTCGCTGCCAGCGCGGGCAGAGAAGCTCCCGAACGAGTACTCGACCCAGACGCCCAAGTGCGCGGACCGGGAACCGGCACCCGAGCCGTTGACCCACGAGCCGCCGAAGATGGACGGGCGCGGGTCGTCGGGATCGCCGTCCGTACCCCAGACCCAGAGATTGCCGGTTGCCTGCATGATGCCGAAGCGGCTGGTGCGAGGTGCGTCGAGGCCGGCCGATCTTGGGTCACGCTCGGCGGATGACCGTTCGGTGACGCCGAAGGCAGCGGCCTTAAACTCTTCATAGGTCAGGAGGCGCTTGCCGTGGCTGGCATAGATCTCGACGGCGGTTCGGTAATCGAGGACCGGCAACGAGTTGCCATCGGCGATCTCGTCGCCGTGCCGGCTCGTGCCCTGCTCGCGATGATTGGTGCCCAGAAGGTAGATATCGGCCCAGAAGCGCTTTCCATCGGCTTCGACCAATGCCATGCCGCGCGGGTCTGGGCAGGCAGGCCGAAAGCCGACGTCCCAGATCGAACGGGGATTGATGGCGGGCACGTTATCGCCGCCGCTACGGCCCTCGGCGCAGCCGCCCGGCGCGAAGTGGAAGCCGGCAAACCAATGCGCATTGAGCGGATTGGACATGACGGGCGCCGCAAAGGGCTGGCCGTCCTGATCGAGGCTGATGCCATAATCCTGTCCCGGCACCAGGTCGCCGATGCTGATGGATGCGCCGTCGTCAAAGCGGTGCACGATGCCGTCGATCTCGATAGCCGTTCCGGCCCTGATGGCGATTGCTGCTCTGCCAGTTGCGGAGAGGATTGGCGCCGTCGCGATGGCGCGCTCGATGCGGATGGGATTTGATTGGGTGGCTGCGGTTGTCACATTTGTCTCCATCAGATTGAAGTTGCGAATTTTCGGATGAGAGGTCAGCTCTCAGCTTGGAATCCGGCATGGGAATTGACAGCGAGGACGATCAGCTCGGCGATCGCCATGACCTGCTGGTCTGGTCTTTCGCGATGCATGTCGACGACAACGATCATCTTGCCTTCTGCATCGACGATCGTGCCGCAATCGTTCCGGTCGTGGTGGAGCGGCATCTGAACATCGTTCAGGCGCATGGCGAGGATGCAGGACAGAGATGAGGCTGTCGGCGCATCTGCGGCTCGTTCCAAGGTCGCGACGTCGGACATCACTTTTCCCTCACGATCTTGATCTTGCGGATGATCCCGTCGTGCCGCTTCTCGGCAAGCTTGCGTGCCTCGTTAGTGTTGGCGGCCGGGACATCGAGTTTGGTTTCGTCCTCGAAATGGACGCGGAAGAGCGGAGTGTCAGCGGACATGGCCGTCTCCCTGATGCGCTTTCAGCCAGCGGATGGCGGCGTCGTAGAGCGGGCGGGTGGCAACCGGCGAGCCGATGAGGTGAATGGCGGGAATGAGCGCCGACACGATGCTCTCGATCGTGTCGGCATTGATCATCGTTTCTGGATCTGTGCCTTGCTGGTGAAACAGTTTCTGGGCCTCGGCGACATCTGCGCCGGCGATCGCCAGCGATGACATGGCTTCGGAGAGCTGGAGCGCATACCAGCGATCGGTCATATCCTTGTGTTGGCGATCATCGCGGCCGTTGGCAATAATGCCGAGTGGCGGCCCTGGTGGCGTGAAGCTGACGATGTCACCCATGAGGCACCTCGTCGCGTTGCCTGCGGCGGTCCTGCATCTGGCGGACCATGGCAGTGCCCGAGCAATAGAGGGTCGGCAGGACGATAATCATGATCAGCGCGCCAGTGGCGGCGAGTTGCGGAACGGTCATGGCCGCACCTGCAGAATGATCGCCAGCGGCAATGCGACGGCGATGATGGCGAGCAAGATGAATTCGAAGCGGCGTTGGGTCGAAACCCGCATGCGCGGCATCTCGATATCGCGGAGCGCGGGCAGGGTGCCGGCTGGCAGGAAAGGCGTGAAGCGGTTCATGATCATGCCGCCTCCGCCGCGTCGGCTTCGTCAGCCGGCTTTTCGGTACGAGCCGTGTAGCACTCCGTCACGACCATGAACTCGTAACCCGGGTTGGCGGCGGACAACTTGTCGGCCTCGCGAATGGCCTCCGACAACAGGCCATATTCGAATGGCCACTGCGACGGGCGGATGCGGTTCGTGCCGTCGCCGCGGCGGAACACGAAAAAGCCGCCACCGATGGTTTCACCGATACGCGCCTTGCGGGGGTTCTTCAGCCCGCCGCGATTATGCTTGATGGGTTCACTCATGCCGGATGCCTCCGTTGATCCATTTCGTCTTCCGCCGGCGTCAGGGGTGAAACCCGGCGGAAACCGAAAGGGATCGCCTCAGGCCGCGAACTCGTGGCCCGAGGCCCGGACGCGAGCGGCGACTGCAGGGGCGTTGCGCAGGTAGCTTTCGCGACTGACCCCGAGGGCGAGCACCTGTTCTTCTGTCATCGACCCGCGCTCGATCGTCTTGTCGACCATCAGCTTGATGTCGGTTTCGTCGGTGGAAGCGAGGTGCTGTCTGTTTTTCATGGTGGTCTCCTGTCCGGCGAATGAACGGAGCCTTGCCCTCGCCGCCGAACGTGCGAAGATGCAAGGATGGGTTGAAAGAAGGGACTGGAAATGAAGAGAGTTCTGGTAGTTGCCGCCGCGATCGTCGCGGCCTGCGTTGGACCGGCTCTTGCCGGTGCGCGCGAAAATGCCATCAAGAACATCGCGCAGGTTTTTGCCGCCACGAAGATCTGCTCGCGTGTCGAGATCAACCGAGGGCCGATGTTGCTGGCCTTCAGCTATTACAACATCGACTTCGATCGCGAGCAGAACGAGGTTCTGGCAGAGGTTGCGCGCCAGGTCGCGCCCTGGGTCGGCAAGCCGGAAGATGCGGCCTGTATGGCGGTGCTGGCGCTTTACGGGCCTAACGGCGTCAACGTGCGAGGCTTGCTGAAGGAAAAGTGACATCCGCTGCATCTCCGCTCCCATCGCGTCGCCGCTGCCCTGGAGGAGACGGGCAGCGGCGCTCTCGCGATATCCGGAGATGGGAGGAGGAGACCGTCCGGATGATGCGGAAATTATGCGGATTAAATTCCGCAGTCAAGTAGGGTGCGGAAAATATTACGCGGCATAATTTACGCAAGAAAAACCCCGCCATTTGAGGGGCGGGGCGAATCGGAGTGATGCGGAGGGCGGTCTGAGGCTGTTAGATTCCGAATATCTCGTTCAGCGTCAGGACCTTATGGAGGTTAACGATCGTATCTCTCGCGATCTCTAT